CCCTTTCCGCGACAACGCTGGAAACTCGGACCCAATACTAACCGCTCCGCGCTCAGCATCCTCGTATTGACAATTCTTGTTTAACCCGTGCCATAACCGCTGCTGCCTAATCGTACCCGCATCATTAGGCGACCGAAACACTCGCGTCTTGTCGTACAGTACCCTGTACTGCCTATCAACGCTAGCTAGCGTTGCATCCACCCAATCAATATTGCGCACACCCCTGAACAGTGCATCCTGCAATGCACTATTCTCCGTATCGGTTAACAACACTCCCGTCCGAAAATATGACTGAACTCCGGTCATTCCGAGAGAGGGCTGTGCCGGCACACCCCCAAAAGTAGGGTCATCAGACCTGCTGACGTACTTCGAAAAAGGAACAACCGTATCAGGAGGCGGCGTATCCAACTCCACCACAATCCGCCTCCACGAAAAAGGATCGGACGTATCCGTCTTCAGAGAAATATTCTCCTGGATACCTCTCCAAAACACTGTGTGCGCTGTCCTTGCAGACACGCTAGACACATTCGGAGACGCCAACATCAACGCAGTAGGGCTCCACAACGTCGCACTAACACCGGAAGCCGTAGTTCCCGGTTGCATGTTAACAACATGCGTCCCAGCGGCCGTGACAGTCATCAATGTATCCATCTTCTTCGTACTAGTCACGTTTAAAATCGACCTTCTTCCCATCCTCGGCATCCGCCTTTGCGTCTTTCTCGTTCTCATTGGTCTTCTTCTCGGCGCAGAACGCCTCTTCCCTGCGTAGCGTCGGCGCACACCACGTCTCCTTTTCCCATAACTTCGGGCGTAAGCCATATTCGGTCCGGACGAACGGAAGTCGCGTAGGTCTGTGCGGTGGTTGCGACATATCGCTTACCACAAAAGAGGGGTAGAGGACACATATAAATAGTCGGGCTGTGCCCTGTGTCCTGGGCTATAACATTAGTTTGCCCAGGAACACTCAGATCACATGTCATTCGCAGTAAACGCTCAATATGTCCTCCTCACCTACGCGCAATGTGCCGAACTTGATGGATGGCGAGTTATGGACCACATTTCAACGCTGGGAGGCGAGTGCATCGTCGCGCGAGAAGATCACGCTGATGGAGGAACTCATCTCCATGTTTTCTGCGACTTCGGACGGAAGTTTAGAAGTCGAAAGGCTGATGTATTCGATGTGGACGATCATCACCCAAACATTATGCCTTCTCGTGGCACACCAGAAAAGGGTTACGACTACGCAATCAAGGATGGCGACGTTATCTGCGGAGGCCTTGGCAGACCAACGACCAGCCGAACTGGAAATAGCACGGCTAATTCTAAGTGGGCTGAGATTACGAGTGCTACGGATCGAGAACAGTTTTGGGAACTTGTTCACCGCTTGGATCCAAAGAGTGCAGCTTGCGCTTTCACGCAACTCTCCAAGTACTGTGACTGGAAGTTCGCTGTTCATGCTCCCGAATATACATCGCCAGCCGGAGTTGAATTCACTGATGGAGGGCTTGATGGACGATCTGATTGGCTACAACAATCTGGCCTGGGAGGTGGACAACCACACATAGGTATGTCTTGCACCTCCGCCCTCGTCTTGGCGAGCGCCCGGGGCTCCGCCCCGAGACCGCGGGTGCAACCCGCTCGCCAAGAGCCGGGGCTTTGGAGCGCTGGTTCGTAATCTGACTTGGATAGGAAGATGCAAATCTCTTTGCTTGTACGGAGCCACGCGTACTGGAAAGACTACATGGGCTAGATCCCATGGAAAACACATATACTGTGTGGGACTGGTATCCGGAAACGAATGCCTCAAGGCACCCTTGGTCGACTACGCTATATTCGACGACATACGTGGAGGAATCAAGTTCTTCCCTTCATTCAAGGAATGGCTAGGCTGCCAGGCTTCTGTCAGCATCAAACGACTATACCACGAGCCTGAACTCGTACTATGGGGCAAGCCAAGCATTTGGTTATCAAACACGGATCCTCGCAACGAAATGCTACAGTCAGATGTTGATTGGATGAACGGGAATTGTGAATTCATTGAGGTTTTTGAAGAAAACCCCATAGCTATTTTTCATGCCAATAGCGCTTAGATACATATTGCAATTGAATATTCATCTCGCCAGAAGGCAAAGTGTTGAACTGATCCCATATGAAAATATTCTTCAACCCTTTCCGCGACAACGCTGGAAACTCGGACCCAATACTAACCGCTCCGCGCTCAGCATCCTCGTATTGACAATTCTTGTTTAACCCGTGCCATAACCGCTGCTGCCTAATCGTACCCGCA